AGGCCAAGGAAGTTGCTCCTGAAGTCCGCACCGCCATGGTCGCGACGCTCAAGAGCCTGAATGGTTCGTACGATGCACTGCCGAACTCCGATGTCAAGTGGCGTCTGCGCTGGGCGATCCGTGCAATGCTCACCGACTGGGATGCCGATGACGACGTCAAGTACGCTCTCGAGGCACTGGCCGGCAATAAGGACCACGTTGTCCTGACCCGCTCCGAGATCGACGAGAAGGACGAAGCCCTGAACGGCCTGATGGCCGAGAAGGACTCCCTCGCCGCCGAAGTCACCTCGCTCAAGGATTCACGCACTGTGATGCTCTCTGCCGCCAAGGAAACACTGGCTCAGCAGATCGTCATGAGCAATGTGTACAAGGCCCAGGACGGCTACAAGGACCTGACGCCAGACCAGATTCAAGAGAAGGTCGCAACCCTTTCCAAGCGCCACATCACGAGCCTTCGTGATTCAGTCTCGGACATCCTGTCCAGCCTGAAGTGGACAGATTCTCAACCCTCTGCTGCCAAGGCGCCCGACGCCGCCGGCGCAGTCGATGACAGCACGCAGATTGCTGAGCAGGCTCCCGTTCTGAAACTGACGGATGCAGCCCAGGCTGAGGCCGACCAGGCCCAGGCACTTTTCGAAACCAAGCTCAGCTATATGTCGCCCCTTGAACGGACGCGATTCCTCGGAACGATTGCCTTCGAGGCTGCAAAGCACAAGAACACCAAGTAAGCAAAGGAAAACACAATGATTGACGTAAATGGTCAGTATTACGGCCAGCTGTTTGGACAGGACCGTATCGGTCAGACCACTCCCGACCTTGAGTCGTCTGAATGGCTGCGCCCGTGGCTGCCGGTTGCTTACCCTGCACCTTACCTCCCGACGCTTCGTCAGGACCAGGGCCACCCGAAGTTGGCTTCGATTGTGATCGGCGCGCACCAGCTCGTCGGCCAGGACAAGAACGGCGGTCTCGTACCGGCCGGCTTGTACTGCGGAACCCAGGCAACCAAGGCTCTCGGCGGAACGTACTGCGTGATCGCGTACTCCCCGGCCGACGTCAAGTTTGCTTTCAATGCGCAGACCTCGGCGCGTGTAACGGCAGCTGGCCAGTATGCAGTCCTCGCAGCTCCTTCGGACGGCGTGGCCGGCGACCAGGTTACGCTTCCCAGCGGCCAGGTCATCACCGTCCAGGCTGCTGACCTTGCCTTCGCTCTGACCTGCGATCTGTCCACCACCGGGCGGTCCCGCCCGATTGGCGCCGCAGTCCGCAACGTGTACCAGTACATCGGTGGCGTTCTGGTAGGTCAGAACACCAATCCGGCGTCGACGACCTCCGCAACCGGCATCAACTACGTGCTGGACGGTGTCGTACCGATCAACTTCGTGGTCATGAACTACATGCACGAGATGGGCACCGCCATCCAGACCCAGTTTGCTCTCAAGCTGCCCTGGATCGGTGAGAGCACCACCGCGCTGCAGGGTTTCGCGACCACCGACGGAATCGTGGGCTACGTCCAGGGCATCGGCCGTTCCTTCACCCACTTCACCGGCGTGAACAGCGCAGCTGGCTTCTCCTTCGGATCCCCGGTTGTGGCCAGCTCGCAGTCGAGCGGCACCGATGCCGGCAACTACACCACGTACAACCCGGCAGTCAACTCCCCAGGCGACATCATCGGGCGCGTGATCGGCATCCAGAACCTCAACCCGGTTGGCTTCCTGAACCGTGTGCGTACCCAGTTTGACCGCCCGATGGTCGGCCCGATGGTGGATCCGAACCCGATGGCAATCCGCATGGGTGGTTCGGCGACCCGCGGTCTTCCGTACCACGTGCATGTCACGACCGACGGAATCTTCGTGTACGCGGTCGACCAGGCCAAGCCGCTTCGGCCCGAGTACTCCACGCACATCATCGTCCGCGTCAACCTGTAATCCCCAGGACCATCTCGAATGGTGCAGACAATCATCACCAGCGGCAAGGCCGTCGTTGTGAACGGCGGCCTACGCTGCAACTCTCCGCGATCTGCAGATGCAGGTAAGACCTGCAACAAGCTCCTCGCAAAGGCCAATGCTTCTGGCCAAATCGCCGGCAACTTCCGCTGCGATCGCTGCAAGAGCGAAGTAGAAGTCAAGGTCTCCCGACTGTAACTTTCTGCCCGCCCACTACCCATCCCACAACTCCAGTCCTGCTCCAGGACCGAATTGCCTTTAGGAGGCACGTACCAATGCGCACCCCTTCTTACGTTATGACAGACGCTGATGCTGTAAATCAGACCCGCCTGGAAACCATCTTCCGCACCAACGGGTTCGATCCCGAGGCCGGTAAGAACGTCACGATGAAGGACGCGATGGACGTGCAGAACGCTGCCTTCCTCATTCCCCGCGTCATGACGCAGATGGTCCAGGAAGGCATCGAACCCCTCCTGATCGGCACCCACCTGCTCCAGCGCATCGAGTATGAGCAGGGCATGATGACGGTATTCCCGGCGATCGAGCCTCTGCGTGCAGAGGAAGTTGCCGACGGCGCGGACGTGCCGTTCGTGAACATCAACATCGGCGGAGCGCAGAGCTTCGGCGTGACCGTCAAGCGTCACGGCCTCGGCCTCAAGATTCACGAGCGCTTCGTGAAGGAATCCAGCTACCCCTGGATCAACTATTGGCTCCGCCTGGCCGGCAACGCCCTGGCTCGCCACAAGGAAGAGTACATCTTCTCCTTCATCTCGCAGCTCGGCACCGTTGTCTATGACAACAACCCAGCGGCTCGTCTCACCACCTCCCAGATCCAGCCTGTCAAGGGTACGACCACCGGTCGTAACTACAAGGGCATCCTCAACGGCTCCATGACGCTCGACGACGTGTTCGACATGTACGCCCAGGTCATGGCTCAGGGCTTCATTCCGGACACCATGCTCGTCCATCCGATGACCTGGTTGATGTGGGTCAAGGATCCAGTGCTCCGTGAGTTCGCAATCCAGGCTGGCGGCGGTTCGTACTTCGCCAACTGGAACGGCAACCCGGCGTCCCTGGGCAACAAGTTCTACAACTTCAACGGCCTCGGTCAGGGCCAGGGCCAGCAGGGTAAGTACAACAACGGTACCCTCGACGGCGGACAGACCTCCCGCGCCGCCGGCCTCCCGCAGCGTCAGGATTCTGCGATGGAGCTTCCGAACTACCTCGGTCTGCCGTTCAAGATCCTGGTCTCGCCGTTCGTCAACTTCGACCCGATCAACCGCGTAACGGACATCCTGATGTTCGAGTCGCGCAACCTCGGCGCCCTGATCGTTGGCGAAGACGCCCACGTGAAGGACTGGACCGATCAGCGGTACGGCCTGAACTACATGGCGATCGAAGAGACCTACGGCTTCGGCATCCTGCACGAGGCACAGGCAGTGGCAGTGGCCAAGAACGTCAAGGTTCGCCCGAACGAGTTCGTGCTCCCGGCGCGCTCGGTCTACAACCTGGCCGACGCAACCAGCCCGTTCCAGGACCTCCAGGATCCAGCGATCAAGATCTTCGACGCGACGACTCCGCTGGACGTCAACAACGCAACCTAAGCACTACTTCCCTAGTGGAAGCCTCGGCAGGGGAGGTGGGGGTAAATCCTCCATCTCCCCTTCTGTCTTTGGCTCGAAGGTTTGGATCTTCACACTGGATCATGAGAGGTCTCTATGTCCAGTTTGATTGTTCTGCCCGGCGCCACGGCCTGGGTCGGCCCGCTCGAAGGCCGGGTGTTGATGCTCAACACCGAAAACAAGGTCATGCCGCGGTTTCAGTGCTACAACTTCGTGGTCACCAGGAACGCACCCATCCAAACTGTTCCCCGGGTCTGTGGTGAACAACAGATTCGCAACGCCCTCGCCGCCGGCGTCCTGCTGGACATTACCGGCCAGGAGAAGGTTGGCGGAGCTCTCGGCAAGGCCATCACCGCCATCGACGACGCCGTCAAGGCCAAGACGATGAGTGTGGTCAAGGAGGGCGAAGAGGTAGGCCCCCGGGTCATCGTGGGCACGGATGCCAAGGGCAACTCCTACGTGATCACCCCGAAGGACGATGCCGACTACGAACGCATGCAGGAGGAGATCCGGACTACCGGTCACCTCCGCGTCGAGAAACCCAAACCCACCGCCAACTCCCAAATGTCTGGCCTCTCCGCCGTCTT